AGCCTATGGCATCTGATAAACCAGTTGAGATGCACGGTGGTGAAAAACATCTTGAAGAAGATGGTATGGCTCAAGAAGACTCAATCAGTGATGCTGAACTAGAAGAAATCATTGCTGAACTTGAAAATGATGCAATGGAAGAAGAGGGCGAAGCACCAGTTGATCCTGCTGCCGCAGCACCTGCTGCTCCAATGGACCCAACTGCTGCACCAACACCTGCTCCAGCAGCTCCTCAAATGTCAGATACTCCAGCACCTGCTGCTCCAGTGTCAGATACTCCAATGGCTCCAGCCGCTCCAATGGACCCAACCGCACCAGCAGCACCTGCTGCTCCAGTTGATCCAATGGCAACTGCACCAGCAGCACCTGCTGCTCCTGAAGAGGAAATTTCTCTTGAGGAACTTCTCGCTGAACTTGAGAAGGATGAAGATGAAGATGTCAGTGTACATGAAGGTTCCGAAGAAGAAGAGGGTTCAATGGACGAATCTGCTTGGGCGGAACAACTTCAAGAAGTAACAGCTCAACGCGATAATGCAATGAAGACTGTTGAGATTTTGCGCAACCAAATCAATGAAGTCAACTTGTTGAATGCCAAGTTGCTTTATACCAACAAGTTGTTCAAACAATTCAGTTTGAACAATCAACAAAAGATGAAGGTTGTTGAGAATTTTGACCTCACTACGAGTGTACGTGAAGTCAAGTTAACCTATGCTATTATGGCCGAATCGTTTAATTTGGGTGGATCAGTTGTTAAGAAGAAAAATACAGCTGCAACTACTATCACCGAAGGTTTGGCAAGTAAGGCAGTTGCAAGTACTAAACCTTCACAACCAATTGTGGAAGGTACAAACACAATGGCAGAGAGATTCAAGACACTCGCTGGCATTAAAAAGTAATAACGTCTGAAACAAATTAAACTACAAGGAAAAATATATTATGAGTGCTGATGTAAAGTCACTTCTAACGACAAATATGAATCCTCAGGCTGAGCTTATGGCTAAGACCCGTGGATTGCAATCAAAGTGGGATCAAACTGGTTTGCTCGAAGGCCTAAACGGCGTCGAGAAGGCCAATATGTCAATCCTTCTTGAGAACCAAGCAAAGCAACTTCTTGACGAAGCTACCGCAACCGGTACTTCTTCAAACAGTGAACAATGGGCAGGCGTTGCTCTCCCACTCGTTCGCCGTGTGTTTGCTGAAATCGCAGCTAAGGAGTTTGTGAGTGTTCAACCAATGAACCTCCCAAGCGGTCTTATCTTCTATCTTGACTTCAAGTATGGAACCAACAACGGTGCCTTCAGTAAGGACACTTCAAACAACTACAGTTCACTATTCGGTGGTACCGGCACCAAGCTTGGTTCAACCGACAGTGCAACCGGTGGTCTCTACGGTGCAGGCCGTTTCGGTTATTCAATTAACGACCAATCAATCAACCACATCACCGCTACCCGCGCTGCTGTAAGTTCATTGAGTGGTGTTAATTTTGATGCCAACGTCAGTGCTTCAGTTGCTGCTGGCGAAGTTTTCACTTTGACCACAACCAACTTGTACAGTGCTTCAAGTGCTGCTGGTAACGTGTTCGACGCTAACGGCGCTCGTTCATTCACCATCACCGCTGCTAGTATCGTAACCTACTTCCCATCATTGACCTCAATCAATGGTTCAGAAGTAACCTTCGTTGTTTCCGGTTCAAACCCAGCTTCCGCAAGTTTGACTGTTAACTACAGTGTACAGCCTAAGGACAGTAACCGTGGTGACTTCGAAGACAAGACCACAACCGACAGCTTGAGCTCAATCGGTATTCCTGAAGTCAACCTTGAGTTGAAGAGCGAGCCAATCGTTGCTAAGACTCGTAAGTTGAAGGCAGTCTGGACCCCAGAACTTGCTCAGGACTTGAATGCTTACCACAGCATCGACGCAGAAGCAGAATTGACTGCTCTCTTGAGTGAGTACGTTTCAATGGAAATCGACCTCGAAATCCTTGACATGTTGATCACCAACGTTCCAAATGTGACCACTGCACGTTGGAGCGCAAAGATTAACCGCGAAATCAGCGACAGCGGTGTCATCACTGACACAACTACTGCTGGTACCGGCGGTTACTACACCAAGTCAACTTGGTTCCAAACTCTTGGTAACAAGATCCAAAAGGTCTCAAACAAGATTCACCAATTGACCCTACGTGGTGGTGCTAACTTCCTCGTCTGCTCACCAGACGTTGCAACAATCTTGGAGTCAATTCCAGGCTTCGTTGTCAACACCGATGGTGACAGCGCCAAGTTCGCAATGGGTGTAAGCAAGGTTGGTAACTTCGCAAGTCGTTTCCAAGTCTACAAGAACCCATACATGGTTGAAAACACCATCTTGGTTGGTTTCCGTGGAAACAACTTCCTAGAAACCGGTGCTGTGTATGCTCCATACATCCCACTCGTACAAACCCCATTGGTCTATGATCCAGTGAACTTCACTCCACGTCGTGGTGTGATGACTCGCTACGCCAAGAAGATAGTCAGGCCCGAGTTCTACGGCAAGATTCTTGTCGGTGATCTCGATCAAGTATAATCGAGTCAATAAATTAAAATAACACGAAAACCCCAATGAAAATTGGGGTTTTCTTTTTGCACTGATCTTTTTAAATACTTTACCGTAGAACTGTTATATGTATAGTCACTATGAACAATATTGGCATATACAAAATTACAAACAAGAAAAACGGAAAATTTTATATCGGAAGTTCAAAACATATTGATAGACGGTGGTGGGAACATAAAAATGACTTGAACAAAAACCAACATACCAATTTAAAACTTCAACATGCATGGAATTATTATGGGCCTGATTGTTTTGAGCTCGTTATTTTAGAGAATGTTGATGAGTCAAAATTGTTAGAACGTGAACAATTTTATTTGGATACGTTCGTTCCATACAAACGTAATATAGGATACAATATAGGAGATAAAGCTTATGGTGGTGATAACTTTACACACAATCCAAATAAAGAAGAAATCTTAAAAAGGATCACACAATTAAACAATACAAACCGAATGCATGGCAAAAATCATAGTCCAGAAGCCATTGATAAACAAAAAAGTGCTGCTTCTGGTCGTTATACACTTGAGTGGTTTATAAGTCGATATGGAGAAGAAGGTGGGTTGACGATGTACAACCAACGTAATCAACGTTTGAAAGACCGAGATATAAATTATGTTTATGATAACGGATTAAAAGGAACTAAAAAAGGAACGATGTCTCAAGAAATGAGAGATAAAATTAGTGAGACAAAACGCATGTTTAAACAGAACAAACAGCAGTTTATGAATGAGTTACAGAGTGGACTGTTTACAAACAAACAGTTATCTGAAAAGTATGGGGTATCTGAAGTGACTGTAAAATATTATAAACGCAAATTGAGTTAACGGTTTTTTGTTTTAATAGTTTATATTTAATACTATGGAGTATAAATCATTTTTTTCATATCTTTGGGAAGGTCGTCATGGCAGATTTTGGAGTGCGTACTGGCTGGACTCCCGTGGTATGTTTCACGAAGTGTACAGAGACGAATCTGGAAAAGAGGGGCACTTTAACTTTGCAAAACAATATTGTCAAGAACACAGTATCAATTGTGAAGCATACGGTCCTATTGACGAACTGTTTAAACGTGGATGGATCAGAGTAACATACAATTATCATTTAGATAAGGCACTTAATTTTGATTATGGACCAAGATTGCCCAGTGATGCACAACTAAAGTCTTTGAGAAACAAAGCAGCAGAATTGGGTGCCATATCAATTTTCGATGATAAACGCAACAAAGAAATCGAATTTTAATACTTATTTTTATGATCAAGCTATCAGGAATTATTGCTGGCGAAAACTATACTCCCGAACCAATGAAATTGGTAGGTAAATATGTAGTTAGTAAAGAACTTCAATTTCATTTGGATAAAGGATTGTCTTTATGTGAGAACGTATTTCGTGCATATACTGAAATGTACTTTGAATTGGTCAAGGAAGTACGTGATTTGTATGAACAAGATTTGATTGAAATCAATGACGAAGACCTAGAGATGGTTGAAAGTGATCTTTGTCAAGTGGGTATGTATGAAGGACGTGAAGTTTATCTTGATGCTCCTCTTGAGGAAGAAGAAGATGCACTACATGAAGTTAAGCACCGTGGTCGTACTGTTCATTTGAACAGACCGTTTAGAACTCCCGGTGGTGCCAAGAAGTTTGCTGTGTACGTTAGAGGAAAGGGCGGTAATATCAAGAAGGTCAGTTTTGGTGATCCAAAGATGAGAATTCGTGCTAGTAGCAAAGCTCGTAGAAAGAGTTTTAGAGCACGTCACAAGTGTAGTCAAAAGAAGGATCGTACAACAGCGGGATATTGGAGTTGCAGAAGTCACAGAATCAAGAGTTTGGGAACCAAGAGCA